GTAGTACATCTTCGTGTAGAACGCACCACCGAGCGGGCACTGCGTGAAGCCCATCTCGAACTCGTGGTAGACGTTCGGCATCAACTCCGTAAGCTGGTAGTTCAGGTAGCGCGTAACGCGGTCGGCGCGGTCGTCCTTCTGGTTCGTGTTCTCGCCGAGCACCTTCGACTTCGCCGGGCCTTCGGGCGGCATCATCTCGTTCATAATGCGCGCGGAGAAGTCGATGCACGCCTCGGTCAGCACTGGGTGGACGACCTTGCTCGCGCCCGGGAACGACGCGCCGCCGGGAGCATCGTCGCCGAGGCCCGTGCGCTTGAGGCCCTCCTGATACTGCTCGTCGCGCTTGGCGCGCGCCTCCTTGTCGATCTCGATGGCGTCGAACAGGTCCATCGCGATCTCGGTGAGACGGTTCTCCTCCATGTTGAGCGCGAGGTTGGCGAAGTGCTGATCGCCACCAGCCGGTGATGCGCCCTCCTCGTCGAGCACGATGGAGACCGTCCCGTCGGCGGCGATGATCACGTCGCTGCCCGGCGGCGTGGCGGCGTCGATGTGGCTCTCGCCTTCCGAGAGGCCCGGCTGGGCGAGAGGGTCTTCTGCGCCGTACACGTCGCTCATCGTCCGTATCCCCCGCAGGCGCGCAGCGCGCCGCCTTGGCTGAAGTTCTGTGTGTCGATGGCGTGGTAGAGCAGGTCGTCGTCACCGACGCCGCCGCCCTGCGCCATGAACATCGACGCGACCTGCGGGCCTGCGCCCTTCAGCGCTCCCGGGATGCGGCCCGGGTCGAACTCGCCCGAGTCGTTGACGAGGCCCATCGTGAAGTTGCGGCGGGCGTCGTCGTCGATGTTGTCGGGGTGCCCCTCGAACAGGTCGCCCAAGGCGTTGCCCGCCGTCGACCCGGCCATGCCGCCCGCGACCGGCAGGAAGAAGTTGCCGATGAGGCCGCCGATGGTGCCCAGCGCGTCGTGCAGGAAGCCGCCATCCTTCATCGCCACGCCGCCGCCCTCGGCGTACATGCTCGCGCCCGGGACGCCGTCCCACTGCGTCTCGCCGCCGAACTTGTAGTCGCCGACGACTCCACCGTCGGCGTATCCCGCCATGTCGCGCACGCCTTCAGCGACGACCGGCGCGGCAGCGGGAGCGAGCATACGCCGCATGAGGGGCATCGCCTCGCCCAGCGCCTTGGTGCTGAGACGACCGAGCATGCCGCCACCGCCCATCGTGCCCGCGATAATGCCCAACACGTCGAGCGGTGCGGCGACGGGGCCGTAGGTGTCGCGGTAGCGCATGTCTGGACTCATCGTGTCGACGATGTCCTGCGCCGACGGACCCTCGGGCGAGATAGCCGCGCCGATGCGGTGGAGCGCACCAACGCCATACTTGGCCGGGTGATAGCCCACGTTGCGCAGGTTCTCCAGTTCGCCGCGCCAGAAGTCGGCCCCGCTGCGGTTGATCTCGTCGATGCGCGGCTGACTGTCGTCAATCGCGCGCTGTCGAGCGGTCCGACGCTCGGCGGGCGTGCTCGTGAAGCGACGCGCGCCGACGGCCGCATCCCAGTCCATCGCGCGCAGCATGTCGCTGGCGTGAGAAAGCGCGTCGGAGCCGAGCCACGCCGAGTCGTCGAAGTCGTTCGGGGATATGTCCTGATACCCGCCAGCGGCGTAGCCGGGGACGCTGCCGCCGTGCTGGAGGAACATCGGCAGTATCTGCGCGCCCAACTGGAGGATGCTGCCGAGCGGGTTGCCACCGCCACCGCCCGACTGCTGTTGCTTCATCGGCGCGGGCTTCGGCGCGCTGGCCATCAGGCGCGCGGCGTCGTCGTCGACCGCACGCGTCTCGGCGAGCGCCGCACTGCTCGGCCCGCTGCCAAGCTGGAGCGGCTCGATGGGGTTGGACAGGATGCCGCCGCCCTCGCTGCCAATCTCGGGCGTCTGGAAGTCGAACGAGGGCGGGTTGTCATCGACCGTGCCGCCGTGCGCGTTGCGTCCCACAGTGCCTCCTTCGGCCTTCGGGAGGCCCAAACGATCCGCCTCCTCCATGAAGCCGGAAATTCTGTCGATAGCCTTCTGGTCCATGTACTGGTGCGGCAGCGAACGCATCATCACGCGACGGCCGAGAGCAGAAGGGTTGCCCTTCTGGAAGCGCTCGGCCCAATCGTCGCCATACATGATCTCGGGCGGAACCCAGCGACCGAAGTCGCCCTGATAGTCGCCCGTCAACGTCGAGCCATAGCCGCTGTGCAGGCGCTGACGGTGCGGCGGCACCGACGTGTCGACCGCGCCGATGAGACGGCCGGAGTGGTAGTTCGGCGTGATCAGCGCGGTGGGGTCGGTGAGCGCGATGCGCAGGTCTCCAATGTTCGGGCCGCCCACGTCGCGCGCAGCCGCCGAGTCGAGAAGCTGCGGCAGGAAGGATCGGTCGCTGATCTTCAGCCCCTTCTGCCAGTCGTGCCAGTTCTCGCTGTTGATGCCCGGCCACGTCGGGAACTTCTTGCGCATGCCCGCGTTGATGAAGTCTTGCAGCGCCTCGTTCATCGGCCCCTGCTTCAGCAACTGGCCGAGCACGTCCGACATCTGCTTGGTGGAGTCGAGCGACGTGCGGCCCATCAGCAGCGGCGTCAGGCTCACCGGGGCGTCGTACTTCTTCTCCAAGTCCTTGACGTTGTTGAACACCGTCGTCAGCGCGCCGGGTTCGGACGCCCACAGACCTCGCGACTGCGCAGCCTCGCCGCGCGGGAAGTTGTACCCGCCTTCGAGGTAGACCGGGTCGATCAGCTTCTTGCCGAGCACGTCGGTCAGGTGGCTTCCGGTGTTCAGCCGGTCGGAGATCGTCCCCGCGATCACGCGACCCTTCAGGTCTTCGGGACGCAAGTCGACCTGCGGCAACATCGAGTCGTCGTGCACCAGACCGAACTCGGCCTCGCCGTAGTTGCGCTTCGGCACCACGTCGGAAATCGTGTTGTTCTTGTTCTTTGTCGATTTCGCGATGGCTTCGTGAATTTCCTGCTCGGGTACTCCGTGTGCCTCGGAGGAACGCGTCAGGGCACCGGCAATCCTCTTCACGAGGTTGCCCTTGTCGAAGTGCTGCACCGGACCGCCTTCGGCCCGGTTGAGCATCATGCGCTTGAGGTCGTCGTGGGTCGTCAGGTCGCCCTTGGCGGCGTCCCACATCGTGTGGTGGCCGAGGTGCATGTCGAACGGCCGGTACTCGTCGGGCATGCCAAAGTCGAGCGCGCGGATGCGGTCGGCGAGTCGTTCGACCGCCTCCTCGCCGCCGCGACCGTTGCCGCGTCGACCGAACTTGTCGAGCAGGCCGCGCGTCTCCTTCGGCACGTTCATCTCGATCTGGCGCGCGTCGAGCGTCGGCAGTCGGCCGTAGCCGAGCAGCGCGCCGAGGAAGCCGCGCTTGGCCGAGTTGATGCCCGGGATGTCCTTCACCGCGTCGAACCAGTCCGACATGTTGTCGGTGCCCGCGCCCGAGTCGGCGATCAGCTTCGAGAGCACGCCCTCGCGTCCCGGCATGATCGACGGCGCGGCGGTGAGGTCTTCGCCCAGCTTGTTGTGCAGGCCGAACGTGCGCATGAAGTTCATGGCGTCGGAGATCGTCTCCGGGTGCGCCTCGCCCTCGGTGGCGTACTTCAGGTACTTCTCGCCCATGGGCGACTGGAGCCAGTCGGCGAACGCGCCCTCGGGCCGCACCATGCGGCCGGTCTCGGTGAGCGGGATGCGCGGGTCGAGCATGCTGCGGTCGCGCGCCTGCCGCTGGATGCTGGCGCGGGTCGTCGTGTACGCCTTGATCAGATCGCGCGGCGTCAGCCCCTCGTTGCCCGCGACGTTGGTCATGTGCTGCATGAAGTTGCCGTAGTCGAGGACGTGCTGCGGTATCTCCGCAGGCATCTTGCTGGCGACATCCTCCAGCGGGTTCCACGGCCACTCCTTGAGGTGCGCCGTCGGCTTGTCGATGAAGTTCGAGAGCGCTCCCTTTGCGCGCTCGACGAGACTGCCCTTGCCGAACTTCTGGACCTCGCCGCCCTCGGCCTTGCCGGTGATGCCCGCGATGTCGCTGTTGGTCGACGACAGCCGCCGGAAGAGGTCCTGCATCGCGCCTTCGAGGTAGCCGTTGCCGAACGGCGTCTCGGCGGCGAACGTCAGCGGCAGGCCCGCCTTCGTCTGCTCGCCAGAGAGGAGCGGTGCCCACACCTGCGTGCGATTGCGCACGCTGTAGTCGCGCATCACGTCGTCGACGACCGGGCTGTTGTTGACGGCCTTCCACAGCTTGCTGCTCTTGCCGCTGGCCTCCAGCACGCGCTTGAACTTGTCGTGTACGTCGGACGGCGCGCGCCAGCCGTTGCCCAACGCGTTGAATTCCGGGTCGCCCATGGCCAGCAGCGCGTTGTGGTGACCGCCCACGATGTACGACACATAACGCGGGTCCGACGGATGCGTCCGCGTCAGGTGCGGATACATCCAGTTCTCGATGTCCGCGTTCGACGGCGCGAGAGGGCCGATGCCGCCACTGCTGATCGAATTGCGGATGAGCGCCTCGTCCATGATCCGACCGGAGTGGTCGAGTGGCGGGTGCGTGTGGACATCGAAGCCCTCGGGCAACCGGCGCGAGTCGGCGTCGGTCCTGAAGCGGTCATAGCCCGTGTGCGTCGGGTGCCCCGGCGTGTGGAGATAGATGCCGGGGCTACCGGCGAACTCGTCGGTCGTCCGGCTCAGTTTCACGGACCCCGGCGTGCCGACGCCCGGCGCGGAGAGCCAGCCCTGTCCGGTGTCGCGATTGCCGAAGCCGAAGCGTCCCGCCTCGCGGCCGGTTTTCCTCGTTTCGTCGACGACCTCGCTGATCGCGGCCGCGCTGTGGTCGCCGAACCAGTCTCGGATGTCGTTGGCGAAACGCAGCGCGCCGCGCATGCGGCCGCCCGTCTCGTAGCCCTCGACCTCGCCGCCCTTGGCGTAGAGCGGCGGCAGTTGCGGCAGGGTCTTCTCGGTGAGGCCGCGCGCGTTGAGCGGGCTATACGCCTGCGTCTCGGGGATGACCCTGCTGTTGCGTGATTCGAGGAACTCCTTGAAATAGGCGAGTCGTTCCGCGTCGTCGGCAGCAGGCATCAGCATCAGGTCGCGTTGCGCGTGCGGCCGGATTACGACCAGCGACTTCGGTTCCTGAAGATACGTCTCGATGGCCATGTTGCGGTGGCGGCCCTCGTGGCTCTGGACGTAGGGGTAGTCCTCCTTCGTCGGCAACATCGCGTTGAACTGCGGCTCGTGCAGGATCGGCTGCTTGCGGCCCATGCTGAAGCGCAACTCGGGGACCTCGCTCCAACCGCTCTCGCGGCCGATGTCGCCATACGACTCCATGACGTGCTCGAAGCGGTTCCGCCCCTGCCTGAAGCGGTAGTCCATCGCGATGTTGTAGGGGTCGGCGGCGAAGTGCTTGTCGGGGATGCGCGCGGCGAAGTCCTGAAAGCGGCCCGGCTCCAGCACGGTCAGGAGGTGGCCGTTGCCCCCGACGGCGCGCTCCAGTGCGCGCGGCGAGTAGAGACCGAGGTTCGCGCCCTCGTCGGCGGCGCGCACGAGTCGTTCAGCCTGCTCCGCGCCGTAGCCGTTCTTGATCTTGGCGAGGGCGTCCTTGACGCGGTCGACCATTTCGGACGCCACGATGCGGGACGGGGGCGCGGCCTTTTTGACGAGCGGAGGAGCCATCGGAACCCGGGCTGGAAGAGGGTTCCCGTGACCTTAGCGTAACCGAACGACTCGCGCCAGTCCCCTACCCGGCGGTGGGGTCTTCCGGCAGGCGCGGCGGCAGGAGCAGGCCGCGCTCGTCGTAGCGTTTCTCGACCTGCACGCGCGGGATGGGAAACATGTCGTTCAGCAGGTTCGCGGCGAGGTTCTCGATTTCGGCCTCGGTAAACCCGCCAGCCACGCGGCCGCCGTAGGTCGACCACTGGTAGGTCGCCATGACATGCGCCTCGTGAGACGCTGCGGAGGCCGCAGGAGCGGCTTCCGCGAGGACAGGTTCAACCACCGGGGCGATGGCTGCTGCCCCTGTGGCGGCCAGAAAACCGCGCCTGCTGAGCGGCCTCACGCGCCCCTCCACCGCCGGAACCGGCGCAGGCCCTCGTAGGGCGCGAGCGGCCGGTAGTCGGGGTCCATGGCGCGCTGGATTTCGATCCGGGCGCGCGGCCCGGCCTGATCCATGTCGCGCATGCCCCTCGCGCAAAAATGCTGGAGTTGACGGAAGGTCAACTCCCGGTTCACGCCGTCCCGGCCCGTGACGTGCACGCCGCTCAGTTCATCGAGCACGTCGCTCACCGTCGGCCGCCGGGCTTGTCGCCGCCGAAAACGAGGTACGCGAGGATCAGGCCGAGGACGATGACGAGCGCAACAGCCGCGAAGATGATCGCCGCGCCGATGCCGACCAGCGCGTAGACGATCTGCACCAGCAACGGCGACAGCGCCTCGATCACGCGGTCGCGGCCTTCACGAGATGCATCGCGGCGTCTTCGAGATGCGTGATGGCGATGGCGGCGTTGCGCTGGGCGGCGCGCAAGCGGACGTTCCGGTTGATGTTCGGCACGTTCGGGTTGCCCGCGCTGTCGGTCTCGTGGAGCAGCGGCCGGTCGCGGAGCCGCTCGGCCTCGGTGATCAGCGCGGCGGCGACCAGCTTGATGTGGGCCACGGTGTCGTACTTGCTCGGGTTGAAGTCGTGCCGGACGATCAGCAGCGCGGTCGGGCTGGCTTCCTGCTCGAACATGAAGCCGACCGGCTTCGTCGGGTCGACCGGCGGCGGGGCGGGCGTGTTGTCCATCGTGCTCATCGGGCGGGCTTCCTTCGATTGTTGGCCTGCTCTTGGGCGGTGGCCCATCGGCAGTTGCTCGGCTTGTAGTCGCCTTGGTTGTTAATGCGGTCGAGAGACCGTCCCGGCGGTCGGTCTCCCATGTCCGCGTAGAAGTTTTCGTAGCGATCCCAACGTCGGCAAACACGAATGCCGCGTGCGCCGTAGAGGAGATACGCCCGGCTGTTCGGGTTGTTGCACCGCTGGCGCATCGACTGCCAGATGTTGTACTCGCTTCGACGACGAGTGTGGCCGTGTTTCAGGCGTCGAACAGACGAGGCTTCGCTGCTCAGACACCCACACGACCTCACATGCTCTTGGCGCAGATGATCACCTCGCACGGTGACTTTCGTCCCGCAAGCGCACACGCACTGCCAAAGCGGATGCTTGCCTTGATCTCCGAGTCGTTTCAGGACACGAAGCCTGCCAACAACCCGCCCGGCAAGATTGACTAGTCGTCCCATTACTTCAGGATTTCATAGTCGTTGGCCAGCAGGTCGGTCTGCGAGCACAGCCACGGCACCGGCTGTCCAGTCGCCGTGCGCATCAGCACGAACGGCAGCAGCGGCAACTCCAGCTTGCCGTCCTCGCGGTCGTCGAGCGGGTGCTTCGCCAGCCCGGCGCTCCAGCTATCGCCGGTCACCAGCGCAAGCCACATGCCCTTGCCGTTCCAGCCCTTGCGACGCACGCGGTGGCCGTTGCGCATCGCGCTGACGGCGTCACCAATGCCCATGTTCACGAACTCGACCACTTCACCCATGAAACGACTCCTAGCAGAGGATGTTGAAGACCGGCTGGCCGCGCTTGTACGTCAGCGTCTGCATGCGCGGCTCGGTGCCCTCTTCCGCGATGCCGAAGTGAACCCACGAGCCGTACTCGTTGATCAACTGGTCGAAGCGGATGTCGGGGTACTTGGTGATGCGCATCGCGATGTGCAGCGGACTGCCGACGGTCGGGATGATGAAGTCGGCGGCACGGCCGAACATGTGCGCCGAGTCGGGCACGCCGCCGACGGCGGCGTTCAGCGCCGGGCTGCGGTAGCCGCTGGTGATGATGATCGGCGCGTTGAAGATCGCGCGGACCTGTTCGAGTCGTTCGGCCAGCCTGCGCAGGTTGAGGATGATCGTGGTGTCGGGCGTGTTGTCGATGCCCTGACGGACGGCGGTCTCGCTCACGAGAAACTCGGCGAGCGTGAAGTTGGGGCTGAGGTTCATTCGGTGACGCTAGTCCGCATCGACAAGATAGTCAAGCGTCGTAGGGGTTGCGCGTGACCTCGCCGTAGGCGGCGGGTCGCACATCGTCCTCCTCGAAGCCCTCGACATGCACGGTGTCGGGCTTGATCTCCGCGCCGACGCCCGTGTTCAGCCAGCGGTCGGCGAAGTAGCGCCACGCCTGCGAGGAACTGTCGACGAAGTCGTCGTGCTGGGTCGTTCCCGGCCCGGAGAAGACGCAGACCTCGTCGAGCAGGGGCTGGCACCACGAGCGCGGCTCGCCAGCGGCGTTCTTCGACTCGGGCAACCAGATGCGCCCGGCGGCGGGGATGTGCGAGACGGCGTGCAAACGACTCGTCTTGTCGGCGCGGCCGGGGTTGTACGGCCAGCTATCGATGCCCTCCTGCGCCAGCATCTGGCGAAGCCCGATGCCGAAGCCCTTGTCCTCGATGATCAGCAGGTCGGGCTTGCGCTTCTGCTCGTGCACGATGGCCGAGCCGATGAGCGGCTTGAAGAACGTCTCGGTGCGCCGCCCGTAGACCGCCGTGAGTTCGCGCCGTGCGCGCAGGATCAGGTCGGGGAAGCCAATCTTCTCGTGCCAGCATTCGAGCAGCATGAGGTTGTAGCGACGCTCGTGCGCGAACACGCCCCACACCGTGCACGCGGTGTAGTCGGGGTCGTAGGTCTTCTTGTCGAACGTCGCCTCGGTCATCGCGGTGTCGAGCGAGATGAACACGAAGTCGAACCACGGCAGCGGCTTGTCGACGGGCCACAGCTTCAGCCAGCTACGCTTGATGATCGCGCTCTCGCCGATGTCGATCAGTTCACCGTGGATTTCCTGACGGCCAATCTGCGTGCCCTCGTACTCCTCCAGTTCGCGCAGGAACGACTCGGCGAGGTTCGCCCTGTTCTCGTATGTCGAGCCGGTGACGATGTGCACGTCGGGGCGCTCGATCATCTTCTTCAACCACTGCAACGGGCGCGGCGTCGTGGTGTAGAAGCGCTGCGGCTGGATGAGTCGTCCGTCGCGCGTGCGGTAGGCGAGACGCGTCGACATGTCGATGTTGGCGATCATCTCCTGCGCGGTGTTGCCCCACGCCGCCGCCTCGTCGCCCCACAGGAAGTGGCACTGCGGGCCGCGCAGTCGGTCGGGAGCCTCGGCCGAGTAGCCCCGGATCAGCGTGCCGTTGTACAGCCTGATCTCGAACAGGCTGTGGTTCACGGTCGCGACCATCGGTGCGGGTATCTGCTTCAGCAGCCCCGACGGGCCGTTGAAGATGACACCGCGCAAGTCGCCGTAGGTCGGCGCGATGACGTGGATGACGCATCCCGGGTAGAGACCGGCCTGCCTGCGCACCCACGACGCGCCCATCATCGTCTTGCCGAAGCCACGGCCCGAGAGCGCGACGGCCATCGACCAGCCGTCGATGGGCAGCACCTGCTTGGGCCGCGCGCTCTCCAGCCAGAGGCGCTCGGCGTCGATGAACGCGAGGTCGCCCGACGACGCCGAGCGGAGTCGTTGGGCGAGGTTGCTCACGGGCGAGCGACGAGCAGCTTCTTGAGATCGGCCAGCGCGGCGTCCTTCTGCTGGCTACCCATCGACGAGCCGAGCCAGAAGTTCTGGACCTGCGCGACCCAGTTGATTGCCGCGCCGACCCACATGGTGATCACGGTCTCGGTCAGCTTGCTCGCACCGGGCGACGGGAAGATCATCATGTAGGCCACGGCACCGGCCAGCACGATGCTGAACACCGAGACGATGATCGCACCCCAGCGCGCCGGGCCGTTGCTCATCGCCACGCTGCGCGCCGACTGGATGTCGGTGAGCGTGGCTTGCAGCGTCGCGAGGTACGTCTCGCGCTCGCTCTTCTCGCGCTCCATCTGGATGCGCTTCTCCTCGGTCGCCGCCGCGATCAGCGCCTGCTTGAACTCCAGCGCCTTCTGCGGGTCGGCGGCCATGGCCGCCTCGATCTGGTCGACGTGGTCGACGCCCAGCACGTCCTTCGCGACGGTGGCGACCTTGGTGACCACGTCCTTGGTGCCGCTGCCGAACATGTCGGCGACGACGGGCGCGAGGCCCAACAAGAGCGGGAGCAGGAAGGCGAGCATGGCGATCTCCGGGCTGTGACCGAGTCGTTCGACGACAGGATAGTCACAGTACGGAGGGTTGACAACGACCTACCGAACCGCCCGGCACTCAAGCGTGTAGCCCTGCCGCAGGTTGGCGACCGACGCCTTGTCGATCTCGCAGACCATGCGACTGCGCGGCTGCGCGATGTAGCCCTTGGGGCTGACGTACCGCAGCCAGCCGACCTCCGTCAGGATGAAGATCGCGTACTGCGGCTCGTCGGCCCGCGCGCGCTGGGGCATCGTCGTCAGCCCGGCGAGCAGGGCGACGACGCCAGCGGCGAGCATGAGCCAGCGTTGCAGGGTCATGTCCGTCGTGCCTTCAGGATTACCGACGCCAGCGTCGGGCCGAAGATCGTGTACGAGCCGATGGGCGTCTCGGGGTAGACCTGCAACTCCCACACAGTGTCGGTGGCGACCATCACGTCGCGGCCGAGCACCTCGTCGGGATGCGCCTGACGGTCGGCGAGGTAGTCCTCGACCGACTGGTAGTAGTCGCGATGCTGGTTATGCGTGATGTGCAAGCTGCACTTGCGCTCGGGCAGTAGCGTGGTGAACTGCTCGATCAGGACCAAGGCGTCGATGTCGTTCACGAGCGGCGCTCGATGTCGCGGCGCTTCTCCTCGCGCTGGTCGTCTCGGACGCTGCTCTCGATCAGCGACACGATGATCACGCCGATGGCGGCGACGGCCACTCCGGCGGCAAGATACTTCAGCAGGTCCATCAGCGTCCCCCGTGGTCGTTCGGTCGTCGGTTCCACTCGGCCCGTGTCGGCATGTTCGCCGGACAGCGCGTGCAGCGGAATATCTCGATGGCCCGGTCGTCAAGACCCGGCGTGAAGAACGACTCGGCTGGCGCGCCGCAGTAGGGACAGTCCTCCAGCGCGGCGCGCCTCTCGGCCTCGCGGGCCATGCGCTTGAGTCGTTCGGGGTCGGTGCTCGCCGGTATCTGCGCGCGCAGGCGGCGAGCGTCGTCGCGGCTCATCAATCCTCCTCGTTGATGGTGACGGCGGCGCGCAGGGCCGAGCGCATGCGTCGCATGCTGTTGTTGAGGCGACGCACCTCGGCTTCGAGTCGTTCGAGTCGCTGCTGCGTCGCGGGATCGACCAGCGGCTTCACGTCGCCGGTCTTCTGGTCGACGACCACGAGGGGCGGCGCGTCGCACGCGTCGGAAAGCGCCATGCGCAGTTCGCTGATGACATGCGCAAGCGCCCGAGCGTAGGCGTGATCGGATTCGTCGGCGCGCGGCGATGCCATGACGCGCCGCGAACAGGCAAAGCGCTCGATGCGCTGCTCGACCAGCGTGCGCAGGTCGGTCGGCCGGTCGGGCAGCGCGTCGCGGCTCGGGTACTCGTGGCCATAGGCGCAGCGGTCGTTGCCGTTCGGCCCGCGCTCGCGGTGTATCCCCATCAGGCCGCACTTGGGGCAGAAGCCGTAGGGATAGGCCCGGCGGTCGGTCCCGGGCGGGCCGACCCGCCCGGGGTTCTGGTTCGCGTCAGTCATAGCTGGGCACCTCGACGTTCAACGCGTGGACCTGCACGCAGGTGTAGCCGGACCGGTTGCGATACTGGCTCGCAGTTTCCTCGGCGTCATCGCAGTCGATGAACGGCCCGTTGATGAACGGCACGCGCGGCTTGGTTGGGTCGCCGACCGAGCGGTTGTGGAAGGTCACGACGTACTGCTTGACCTCCACTATTTTGGGCGGCGGCAGCATGCCCTCGATCACGTTGATCAGTTCGTTGACCACGTCGGAGTTGGCCTCGCGCTGCACGTCGGGAAGCTGGAGCGAGAAGGTCGTGCGCAGGCTGAAGAGGCGCTGGCGCAGGGCGCGCAACTGCTCGTCGGTGCGGTGGAGGGTGATGATGTTATCCATTGGCCTGCGCCTCCTGCACGTCGCGGCCGGTGATGTCGGCGATGAAGTCACCGACGGTCAGCCAGCCGATGGGGCCAGCGTAGCGATAGTACAGCCCGGCGGCGTTGCGCTTCCAGACGTACTGGATGCCGTCGACCATGATCTGGACGCGGTCGGCGGTCTCGCCCGGCGGGACCGCCGGAACGGTGCCCGCTGGAGCCGCGTAGATGGCCGTGGTGTGGCGTTCGATGAGTTGCATGGGTTCTCCTCTGGTTGAATTGAATCGTGCTGTACGGGCTTCCTAGGGCCTCACGCCACCGCGTTCGCGGTGACGATCTTGGCGGCCAGCATGCGCTGGTGCTTGGCGATGGTCTCGGCAGCGCGCGCCGCGCCAATCTCGACCGAGTCGATGCGCTGCTTGACGCCCGTGGCCCAGTCGGCCCACCAGCGCGCCTCGAACCAGCGGCCCTCGACCTCGATGACCTGCGTGCGGACCTGCACGACGCCCTGCGCGTCGGCGCGGTGGCGGTGGTTGATGTCGGTGTGGATGGTGACGTCCATGTGATCCTCGTTGGGCTGGGGCGCGGGATGCGCCGACCCCTCTCTTCTACAGGAGCGAGGGGTCGGTGTCAACTACTTTATCGATTACATTCCATAGCGCTCGTCGATGGCGGACTGCGTCGAGGCCCACGCGTCGTTGCTGTTCTCGATGGCACGTTCGGCACCGTTCTCCAGTTCGTACAACGCCTTGGCGTCGCGATCCCACGCGGCGGTGATGTCGTCGTAGGTCTGGCGGATCGCGGCCAGCGCGCCGTTGAGGCTGCGCGCGCCCGGCAGCACCTGCTTCAGCAGGCGCTCCAGCGCCTCGTCGTCCTGCTTGTAGGCGCGGAACCAGAAGCCCCGGTCGCCCTGCACCAGCGTGCCCAGCATGTGCGCGTTCAGGTACATCGGACCGTTGAAGAAGATGGCCCAGCGGGTCGTCGGGCTGTCGTCGCGGTTGCGAAGCGGGCGGGCGTAATATTCGTTGGTCATGCGGTCCTCGTTGGGTGGCGGCGCGGGGTGCGCCCTGACGAGGAGAGTTATCTCACATCTCCCCGTCAGGGTCAACAGTATTTTGTCGATTACTTCGCCATGTGCTCGGAGAGCATCTTGATCAGGGCGAAGTTGCCGTCGATGGCACGCTGCATCGCGTCGCGGCGCTTGACGCGCACCGCGCGGGTGCCGACGCCGTTGCTGAACGTCATGCCCGCCGGGAGCGCGTCGGCGAAGCGCGGGCCGACGGCCTGCGGCTTGCCGTTCTCCATCTTGATGCACAGGCACTTCGGCACCTCGTAGATCATGTCGTCGGCGGCCGGGGTCGCCATCGCGGCCTGCATCTCGGTGATCGCGACGCACGCCTTCGAGATCAGGTCGACGGCGGTGGCGGTCTGCTCGGCGGTCTTCGGGGCGTTGGTCATGCGATCCTCGTTGGGTTCGGGTGGCGCGGGATGCGCCGACCCCGGTGTTATCTCATACAACGACTCGGCCGTCAACTGTTTTGTCGATTTATTTCGTTGGCTGCGTCGGCCAGTTCCTTTGCCTGCGCATAGGTCAGGCCGTAGCCGGGGTAGCCGCAGTCGGTCTCCCAGCCGGGCATCCCGGCGTTGAGCGAGACGGTCCACACCGCCTCCTCGGGCCGGGCCTCCTCGGGGTCGTAGGCAACGACATGCCAGCGTGACGTCATGGTTCCACCTCGGTTGCTTCGCCCTCAACGACTCGGTTCCGCTTGCCGTCGGTCAGGGCGCGGATCGTCGCTTCGATGGTCGTCGCCATCAGCGCGCGCTTCTCCTCGGCCTCGGGATCGACATCGCCCGCCCGGTTGCCCGGCTTGCCCTCGAGTCGTTCGGCGATCTCCCTGAACGCCGCGTTGTCGCCGTCGATGGCCTTGCGCACCTGCGCCTCGCCGATGGCGATGATCGCGGGCGTCTCGGTCGACTGGGCGCGGCTCTCCAGTTCCTCCTTGGTGCGCAGCAGCGCCAGCTTCAGCGAGGCGGTGATCGGCTGGTGCAGGCGCATGAAGCGCTCGTGGTCGCGCCCCAGTTCGCGCAGCGCGGCGACCGTGGCGTCCTCGCCCTCGGCCGGGCGAACGACTCGGCCGCCCTCGGTGAGGTGGCGCTCCACAGCCTGTGCGTGCATTTCTCGCTGACCCGGCGAGGCGTCCTCGGGCAGCGGCGGCGGCGGGTCGATCAGCGGCATGGCGTTCTCCGAATAGTTGACTAGCGGGCTTGGTGTTCCGCGCGTGCCGCGTTCCGCGCCCAAACTTCAGAGGGCAACACCACCACTCTGACTCTTCTCCCCTCCCTGCTCACTTATTGCACTCCTGCTGCACGCTTCTCTCTTCCCGCGCGTTTACGACTCTCACAATACATTGGAACACGCGGAACGAGCGGAACAGTGCAGGTGCCATGGGCATCAAACGCCGTTCCGCGCCCCCCGGCCGTTCCGCTCTGACAGCGGAACACCCCGCCCAAAACGCCCCGTTTCACCCCAGCAACCCGCTCACTTGAAGTAACCATGTTCTCGAATTCCTACCCTATCACTCGGGGATCAAGTTCCACTGGTCGGAATTAGCCGTTCCGGTGTTCCGCGCCCCCGTCTCGGCCAGCCGACGCTCGCCTTCCTCGGTCAGCGTCCAGAACCAGCGCGGTCCCGACCCCGCCCGGCGCTTCACCGCCTGCATACCCAAGCGTGTAAGAAGCCTCCGCACGTCGTGCTGTCGCTTGTTGATGTTCTCGACGCTGATGCCCATCCACCAGACCCCGACCCGCTCGGTCGTCACGAGGTTCCCGAAGCGCTCCTCCTCGCTCGCGCCCGACACGTCGGTGCCCTCGGTGGCGACCTCGTTCACCCCCTGAACCAGCCTCTCACGGCCCAAATAAAGCCCGCCAGAGCGTGCTCCGTTCACGAGACGGGTCCACACACCATCCTCCAGCGGATCGTGCTGTGCGACCAGATTTAGGGCCTCTGCGTGCGCCTCCCGGGGCACCTCCCAGTAGGCGTGCCCGTCGCGGTATGCCTTGACCGCCTCGGCCCACAACTGGTCGCGCCACTGGGCCGCCCACTCGATGTCGACCCTGATCGCGGTGACCGGCCAGAAGCGCTTGCCGCCCGTCACGTCGCGGTGCCAGTGCGAGTCGTTCGTGGTGCCGATGAAGATCGACGAGCGCTTGTACTCCTGCACGGTGCGGCCGTAGGGCGGCCTGATGAAATCGGACGCGCGGGAGATCGCGTCCTTCACGACGGGATCGTCGGTGCCGTGCTTGGCGATGCTGGCCAACTCGGCGACTTCGAGCAGCCAGCCGCCGGTCATGTTGACCACGAAGTCCTTGTCGTTCGGTCGCGCCACGACCTCGCGGTACCAGCGCGGCCCGGCGAGCACCCTGATCAGCTTCGACTTGCCCATGTCCTGCGGCGACTGGATCACGACCATGCTCGACATCTGGCAACCCGGGTCGTAGGCGCGCGCGACGGCCGAGACCATCATGTTGACGATGGCGCGCGTGGCGTAGGGGTCGTTCTCGATGCCGAACACCATCTTCGCCATCTGCGCGAGTCGTTCGGTGCCGTCCCACTGGAGACCACCAAGGTACTCCGTCAGTTCGTTGCGCGTGTCCATCTTCGCGACGTGCTGCACCGCCTCGGTGAGCGTCAGCGTGCCCAGCTTCGAGAGCGCGCGGCTGTATGGGATCATCCACGTCTTGATCGACAGGATCACGTCCTCGGTGAGCGGCTTCTTCTCGATCACGCGGTCGTCGTGCCCGCCGCCCCAGTCGGTGTAGTAGTTCTTCTGGAACTCGTCCCACCAGATGCGGCCGCGCCGATACTTGAGCAGCACGCCGACGGCGGTGAGGTAGACGCTGTCGGAGGCCAGCATGTCATCGACCGACATGCCTTCGCCTGTTGCAACCGGGCGTTGACGGTCACGCGTTCTGCTCGCGCGTGCGCGGCGACGCTGGGCAACGTCTCGGCGCAGCCGGTCGTTGGCGTCGATGTAGGGCTTGAAGTTGAACTCGCGAATGATCTCGTTGGTGTAGGGCGACATGCCTCCGTCGCTGAAAACGCCGTGGTCGCGCGCGTCGATGCGCATCATGCCGCGCACGGTCGACTGGAGTTGCGTCGCCTGCGCGGGCGCGTGGTAGGCGATGCTGTTGAGGTAGCGGTCGATGACGCGGTTGTCGGGTTCGAGCAGGCGCGCCATCGGGTACACGTCGCGGCGCTGCACGAGGCCGCGAAAGAACTCGCGCACCTCGTCGAACTGCGCCTCGGTGAACTGTGCCGGGGCCTCGCCTTCGCCCCGGTACTCGCCCAGTGTCGCGTCGTAGGTCTCGCCCGTGAGTGGATTGAGTTCGCCGTCATCCACTCCCGAGTCGTTCTCGGGCACGTCGGTCATCTAAAAGAACCCCCCACCCCTGATCGGCGCGCCCTGCTCCAGCGCGTTCTTGTAGCCCTTCTCGAACATCATCGCACCGCATCGCGCGCAGTGGTGCTCGCGCGTGTAGTTGTGCACCGTGTGCGGCGAGGGCTGCCACGAGTGGACGTGCCAGCGGTGGCCGATGAAGTAGCAGGCGTCTCGCATCAGGCGCTTGGTGATGGCGCGACGAGCGCGGCGCACGTCGTCGAGGAACTCGCTCATCGTCACTCGTCTTGCTGTGGAGCGTAGTGCTCGAAGAGCCGCTCCATCATCTTGGTGTTGGAGATGCTCTCCTCGGCGTAGACCGTGAAGGGCAGGGCGGCCTGTTCGGGTTGCGGCAGGAAGCGGCGGTGCGTGTAGCGCACGCGCCAGACGATGTCCTCGGATGTCTCGTTGTTGGGCATCCACGCCGGATCGAGGCGGCGCTGCACGTCGTAGTACATGCGCGCCTCGTGGTCCGGCAACTCGCGCTTCTCGCCGTCGAGCGGACCGCCGACGAAGACCGCAACGACGCTCATACCTTGCGCTCCCTGATCGCCTTGCCGACGCACCAGCAGCCGCAGCCCTCCGATGCCTTTGCATCGGCGACGCTGGCCGCTTCGTCGATGGCGCGGTTGAACGCCTCGACGACCAATTCCGCATCGGCTTTGCTCGTCACTGCCTCCCAGTACATGCGACGCAGTTCGGCCAGCATGTTCATCGCGAGGCGGATCACGGGCCACCGTCCATCAGCTTGATCTGGCGCGTCAGCCACTGGCGGTAGCTGTGGGGGAAGTGGTCGCGCAGGAACGCGCAGCGGTCGGTGTGGTCGCTCATGCGGAACGTCCGCTCCAGCAAGATGGCGTCGCAGAGGTCTTCCATCACGTCACCTCCTCGTAGGTCGCCACGAACACGTCGTGCTTGCAGTTGTTCATTATCGTGAGGCTCCTAGTGCGCGAAGGCGATCCGCCCACTGCTGGTTGGTCGCGGCTTTGGCGTTGCCGTCGTCCGTGCCTTTGGCGCGGTGCTGATCGGCGTAGAACGCGAACTGGTCGCCCGCCTCCTTCACACCGGCCTCCAGCGCGGCGATCCGGGCGGCCTGCTCTGAACGCTTGATGATGTGACGGGCCAAAACGCCCGACAGCATTTCCACCTCAGCCTTCAGCGCGGCGAGGGTGTCGGCGGCTTCTCGGTCCATCGCACGGTCCACAGGGTAGCTGTTGCATCGCTCCTGCTCGTCGGCGCGCGCCCGCAACCTCTCCACCAGCGCGTCGGCATCACTCATCCCCGCCTCCTCGTAGGTCGCCACGAACACGTCGTGCTTGCACGGGTAGAACTCGCCCTGCACGCCCTTGATGATCCAGTCGCCTTCGACGGCGACCATGTTGCCGTGCGGCGTGATCACCTCGATGTACAACTGGAGCGGCTTCACGAACGGCGCGCGGTCCATGCCAAAGCCTCGGCACTTCGTGATGCCGCCGCTCCACTTCTCGATGACATCAGCGCCGCTGTCGCCGTGGATGCTGCCGTCCCAACGCATCGCCTCGATCACGACAGGCTTCTTGCGGTACTTCATCGTGCCCTCTCCATCAGTTGCGCCTCGGCCTGCTTCAGCTTCTCGTGCGCCTTGAGACACGCCGCCTCGGCGAGGGTGTATTCTTCCTTCGCGCGACGCCACTCGCGCAGCGCCTCGTGCTGGAGGTAGATGCCGTCGGCCACCATGTAGTGCTCGTCAGGCAACTGCCCGCTGCCGCTGCAATACTCGCTGGCCGGTCTCGGCGCGGCCGTGCCGCATCGGAGGCACCGCATCACAGGCTCCGCATGCGCAGGGTGAGTTCGTCGAGACCGTCGACGAACGCGATGGGCTGCTTGCCCTCGATGTAGTTCAGCGCGTAGCTGGACGCACCAACGATGTCGCCCTGCTTGTTCACGGTGATCATCGAGACCACCGAGTCGTTGAAGCAGTTCGGCGGGTCGCTGATGCCGACGACGACCTGCATGTGGCCGAAGCGTGCGCCACGCCCGCCGCGCACCGCGTAGACGTTGCCGACGCGTGTCTTCATCGGGTCGGGAAACTCACCCACTTCGATGTCGATCTTCATGCCCCCTCCTTCG